CAAATGCCGGAACAGTCCGACTGGCTGGTGCCCACAATGGTGCAGCTTGAACTTGCGAAATGGCTGACCCGCGAAATGGGTGAGGACAAGGCGGATCAGGTGATAGCCTTCACCCAAGTCTGTCAGGTCATCCCTCTGGACACGGAAATTGCCCTCGCAGCGGCGGAGGCTTGCCGCACCCACAAGCTTGCCACCGCCGATGCCATCATCTTTGCAACCGCACGCTTGCGGGACGCAACTCTGCTGACCTGCGATGCGCATTTTGAAGGACTTCCTGGCGTGACCCTCATCGGCAAAGCCAGTGCCTGAGAGCCGCTATTCTGACGCGGCGATCATTTCATTGGTGCGGCGGACCATCACCGCCTCCAGTTCTGGCAGAAGTTCCGCCACCACCATTGGGTTCAGGCCCAGCGCTTGGGCGAGCGCAAGGGCTGTACCCATTTCCCATCCAAGTACGGCTTTGCCGGCCACGCGCATCTGGCCGCCAAGACGGCCGACCAGATCCCAAACCTGCCAGCCGTCATAGGTCAGAGGTTGGTTCAATCGGGCGGGGCAGTCTTGGCACTGCGTTTCGCAGGCCTGGCAGTAGCCGTCGCCCCCACTGAAGTGCCAGTCGGCGAGGGCGCAAAGACGTTTTTTTCGGCGTCCAGCAGCATGCCCCGGCTGACATAGAGCAGGTTGAAGGCTTCGAAGATCGGCCAGAGCGACAGCAGCGCGTCGATGCCTTCCGGGCTGACGGCGATGACTGTGCCGTCTGCATCACCCACGCCATCCCAATCGACGATGGCACGGCGGGCGAGGGCTGCGGCAAACACCGCCGCCCGGGTGTCGCTGCTGGCATCGGCGGACAGCGCCTGAACGGCCAGGTCCGACCGGGTGGCCACCATCAGCGCGGTGGTCAGCGGCAAAAGCTGCAGCCGCACGCCATGGCCAAGATCGAGCCATTGCGGCTCGGGGGAAAGATTGATCCGGATCATGGGTAACCTGCCAACGTGTTGACCAGCACCACGGTGCACATCCGCGCCGGGCTGGTGGCCAGTGCGGCTTGCCAATCGAAAGACGCTTGCACGCCTTTCGGGCCTTTGATCTCGATGCGCGGGCGCGGCAGATAAACGGCGTGGGCGGTCAGCGTCAGACTTTCGCCGCTGCCAAGCAGGTAGCTGAACTCCAAGGCCGCTGCCGTGCCATTAATGGCTTGGGTCAGGAGCGTGGTGTCGGCGAAGCGCACGTCGATCTTGCCGGTTAAGGCCGCAATTGTCGGGTCTGCACCGTCGATCTTGGCATCCGAGCGGATGGTCTCGATCCGATCCAGATTGTTGGCGTAAGTCACATCGGCCGAGACGATGTTGCCCAGCGCCACCCCATCTCGCTTGATCGCCCCGTTGAAGTGACCGAACCGTTTCAGGGCAATCGCAGCGGGCGTGCCAGCGGCTGTGGCCCCGGCGATGGTTTCGCCCTGTGCGACCAGCATGGCTTTTGCCCCGAGAAGGCCGGATCGCTCAATTTGCCACGAGAGGGAGTCCAGCACGCAGCCGGAATACATGGCAAAGCGCGGCACCTCCGGCATGGCGACTTCGATGGACATGCTGGGCAGGATCCAACTGCCCGACAGGAAAGTATGGGCGTTCAAACCGCCGGTCAAGGTTGCGGCCGACGCCGTGCCGTTTGAGGCGGGCGCAATCGACGCCGCTAGGGTGAAGGTGTTCCCGGTGCTGCCGAGGACATCGAACGCGATGTTCAGCGCTGACGCCGTGCCGGTATAGGTCGCAAGTGCCACCCCGGCGACAACGCTCGCATTCAGCACCACGGCGAACGCGGTCAACGTCGCGGCAAGGTTGGCCCCGATATTCACCTGGTTGCCGACAGCCCCGGAGGCCACAAACGTGAAGGCCGTGCCATTGATCGTCACCGTCGCGTTGACGGCAGGCTGCACCGAAAAGGTAATCGACCCTGTCGCCGCGACTGTGCCAGCGGTGGTCGGTGCCCCAAACGCCGCCTTCAGCCAAAAGCCGAACCCGACTGCGTCGATTGGCACCTCGACGTCACCGTCGGTGGTGATTGCATCCAGCAACGGCGCGCGGGGATCGCGGCCATAGCCCAGAAGCTCCGAGGCCAGCAGCGGCTGCTCGGCCGCCAGCGATGAGGTGATGAATGGCATCTGGGTAAACCCGGCACCGGGTGGGGTGCCGTAAACAGTCTCGAACGCAAGCGCCATCTGCGCCCGCGCTCCTTGTGCGCGTGCCATGTCATTGTCCTTTTGTGAGGGAAATCAGATCAGTGGGTCGGTGGTGGCGTAGTGAAGCACCACGGTTATCACTGCCGCCTTCAGCGAAGCCGCACCTTCGATGGGTAGATCGATCGGCTCGGGCGCTTCGGCCTCGACCCAATCGCAAAGACCGCCCAGCGTGCGATCAGCGGCCAGTACCGCGCCAATATCCGCCGCCAGCGCGTCAAAGAGGGCATCACGCCCGGTCCCGGCCTGGATCACCACTTCCAGCTCGGCCCGATGCTCGTAGAAATAGGTCACAGGCGACAATGTCACCTCCGGCTCGCCCGGCTTACCGTCGCGCAGGATGATCAGGCCGGTCAAAGGAATGCGCTCGGGCAGCACCTCACCGCGCAGCACCGGGGCGGCAAGGGTCTGCAGCCAGGTGCGCAGGGCAGACAGAACCAGTTCGCGTTTGCTGGACATCAGAGATGATCCTCGACCCAATTGCGCACGATGCTGCCCGGAATGGCCGCCTGCGCCCGTTCGGCATCTCGCATCAGATCCAGCCGTTTGGGCAGTTTGACCTGCCGCACTAGCAGGAAGATCGGCGCGGTGACCTGACCTTTCCCGGTTTTCGACTTGGAGACGGCGGCTTGGCCACGCGTGTTCAATCGAACAGCATCGGCCACCAGCAGACTAGGACCCCGGCTGCGATAAACGAAGCGAAGGCGCAGACCGGTCTTTTGCTCCCACATGGCGGGAGTGATGCGTTTGCCACCCAGCGCTTTGCCAGCGGCGGGCAGCGGGATTGCCAGCCAGAAGCCACTGCCAGAGCGGATCAAGGGGCCGGTGTCATGAGCACCGATGATCACTGGGGCGTTGGACCAGACGAGGGCGGCCGCATCCAGACTGTTGCGACCCTTGGGATAGGTTTGCGACCGAATGGTGTTGGCCAGCCGCTGGCCGAGGCCTGCGCCGGTGATCTGCCCTCGCCAGGCAGATTTCAGACCGGCACCAGCTTGTGCCATAGAGATGGAGACTGCCTTTTGCCCCGCCGCAACTTCGGCGCGCATCAGAGCAACGAGGTCTGGGGTGAAGCTGATGTTCAGTTTCATGGCATCCTCGTATTCAGGGTCCAGATCAGGCGTTCGCGGTCGAGCTTTGGTTCGCCTTGCAGGATGAAGTCCTCCAGCCCGATCCGGATCATGTCGCCTGGCGCAGGTGTCGGCATGTCTACAATGCGGGCATCCAACATGGTGGTTTCCGACAGGATGCGCCCAGCGCCGAATGGCGTGATCTCATCGGGCGATTTGCGGATGACCCGGATGGCAACTCCAGGGCCGGTGGCGCCCGCAAACCAAATGGCATCCACCGCCATGTTGCGGTCCGCGAAAATCACGTTCATGGCGGTGGCGAAGGCGTTCATGTCGTTGTCCCCGTTCAGTTGGAACTGAATAGGCGGACAGCAGTGCGCGGGCGCTTGTTGACCGGCAGGATCGATGCCTCGGTCAGGATGTTGATCCAGCGGTCCTTGTCGTCCATCAACTGGCGGGCATAGAGCGGCAGGCCGATGGTGTTCGCGAGGCTGATCTGATTGGCCGGGCCACCATAGGTCGTGAACGTGTCGATGGTGCCGATCGGGAAGGCGATGCCCTCGCCGACCGGGATCAGACGTTCGGCCACGCCGGTCGAGAGCGTCACTGTGCCACGGTATTCCTCGAAGAGGATCCCCGCGAAGGGGAAAGACCGCCGCACATCCTGGCGCAGGGGTTGCGCGCCAATGGCCGAGTAGAACTTGTAGGCGTCCTGCGTAAGGGCGTGGCCAATCAGCTTGTCGAAGAATTCCGGGCTGACCAGCGCATAGACGCTGATCATCGACTCGCCCAGAAGGTTGTCCTCCACCGCCCGGATCGCATCGCGAACCTTTGCCTGCACGAGGGTGGTGGCGGTGCCGAGCAGGAAATCCACCGAGATTTGCGCCAGGCCAAATTCGGTGAAGTAGTTGTAAAGCGTGGTGCCAGCGCCGTCTTTCACGATGCCGCGCAGCGCGTTCATCTCCATGTATTCGCGGGTCTGGGCGTGCTTGCGGCGCATCAGGGTCAACTTGCGCATCATCATCGTGGCCAGCTGTTCATTCTCGCTGCCGCCAAAGGCGGGCACGCCCTGAATGTCCGATGCCAAAATCACATCGTCATGTGGGATCCACGGCAGGCCAAACGACCGCATCGAGCGGCCTTGCCGGGTGGCAACAGTGGCGGGTGCGCCCAAGGGGACCGAGGGCAACACGTTCAGCGCACCATCGAACTGCTCGATGATAACCGAGCGCTGGGTGATGCCTTCGAAGCTGAACAGACCGATCTCGCCCAGGCGGGTGTAAAGGTTCGGCAGGATGTTGATGGCTTGGGTCATTTCGGCAAGCGAATAGCCGCCCACGTCAAACGGGTTGCGGATGATGGCGTTCATGATGTCTCCGGAGGTTTGGGGTTGGAAAAGGGGCGGCGATTGTCTCGCTGCGGATCAGGCGCTGGTGCGCGGCACGATGCCGACGGCGGTCAGTTCTGCCCATTTCGTGGCGGTCAGAGGGACGGTGTTGACGGTCGCGTCAAACACCAGCGCCACTTTAGAGACGATGGCAGGGCCGCGCGCCAGGATGACGCCGGTGGCATC